ATATAATAATGTAAAAACATATTCAGAAGTGACATCTATAGAGGTAGGTGGTTGTAATGTTCTTCTTGTTCCTTGGATAAACAAAGAGAATGAAGAGAAGAGTCTTGGATTAATTAAGAAGTCAAGAGCATCTGTGTGTATGGGACATCTTGAGTTGAATGGATTTAGAGCAACACCAGGACATATGATGGAACATGGAATGGAATGGGGTGCATTTAAGAAATTTGAGAAGACATACTCTGGACATTATCATTGTAGATCTAATCAAGATAACATTTATTATCTTGGTAATCCTTATGAGATGTTCTGGAATGATGTAAATGATGAGAATAGAGGATTTCATATATTTGATACAGAAACACTAGAGCATACTCCAGTCAATAATCCATATAGACTTCATAAGATAATTTACTATAATGATCAGGACTATCAATTATTTGATGCAAGAGAGTTGGAGAATAAGATTGTAAAGGTCGTGGTTCGTAATAAATCAGATACCAAGAAGTTTGAAAAATTTATCGATAAGTTGTATAATGCGAATGTTGCAGAACTCAAAGTTGTAGAAAATTTTGGTTTACAAGAATCTGAAGAGTTTGAAGCATTTGAGTCTGAAGATACTCTTTCTATTCTTAATCGATATGTGCAAGAGTCGGAAGTAAATCTTGATAAGTCTCTTATTCAAAAAATGATACAGGAAACTTATCAAGAGGCATGTGAGTTAGTTTAATGTTTATTCTAACTATTGAAGGTAAAGAAAGTGAAGGTGCATACTCTGTTATAGATGAAGAAGGTGATCAAATTCTTTATCTATTTGAAGAGGAAGATGATGCTATCCGTTTTGCTATGATGTTGGAGGAAACAGAACATCCTCCAATACATGTTCTTGAAGTAGAAGACCAGGTTATGTTAAAGACCTGTCAAATGCACAATTATAACTATACAGTTATAACTTCTGCTGATGTTGTAATTCCACCTGAAACTAGTAATGATTTTATTTGAGACAATTCGCTGGAAAAACTTTTTAAGTACTGGAAATCATTTTAGCGAGATAAAATTTAATCAACATTCATCTACTCTTATTACAGGGAGTAATGGATCAGGTAAGAGTACCGTTTTAGATGCTCTTACCTTTGGTTTGTTTGGAAAACCATTTCGTAAGATTAATAAGTCCCAGCTTATTAATACAATGAATGAAAAAGATACAAAGGTTGAAGTAGAATTTAGTATTTCATCTACACAGTGGAAAGTAATAAGAGGTATAAAACCAAATATATTTGAGATACATCGTGATTCAAAGTGTTTAGATCAATTTTCTAATGCTAATGATCAGCAGAAATGGTTTGAGCAAAATGTTCTTAAGATGAATTATAAGTCTTTTACTCAGATTGTTATATTGGGTTCAAGTACTTTTGTTCCTTTCATGCAATTGACGAGTTCTAATCGTAGAGAAGTGATTGAAGATCTCTTGGATATTAAGATCTTCTCTAGTATGAATAATATTATTAAAGAAAAGATTCGTGGTATTAAGGAAGAAGTTAAGGTTCTTACTCTTAAAAAGGAATCTCTTAATGACAAAGTTGCCATGCAAGAGAAGTTTATTAGTGAGATAGAGAGTAGGAGTAAAGAAAGTATAGATGATAAGAAAAAGAAAGCAAGAGAGTTGGGAGATGATGTTTGTGTCCTTATGTTACAAAATGAGGATCTGGATGATCAGGTATTTGGACTTACTGAAAAGATGGAAAATGTATCGGGTGCTACTGAAAAACTCCGAACTCTTGGTGGGCTAAAGGGTAAGATTTCTAATAAGGTAGCAACTATTACTAAAGAGCATAAGTTCTTTACGAAGAATACGGTTTGTCCTACATGCACTCAGTCCATCGAGGAGGAGTTTAGAATAAATAAAATTGCCGATGCTCAAACTAAAGCGAAGGAGTTGCAATCTGGTTATAAAGAACTAGAAGAAGCAATTAAAAACGAGGAAGAGCGAGAGCATCAATTCACCACACTATCGAAGGAGATTACTCAACTAACGCATGGCATTTCTAAAAACAATACTCGCATCTCTGGTTGCCAACGACAAATCGGAGATTTGGAATCGGAAATACAAAGACTTACCGAACAACTTGCAGATAGAAATACTGAGCATGAGAAATTAACTACCTTCCAAGAAAGTTTAAGAACCACCTACGATGAGTTATCTTCAAGGAAAGATACGATAAATTATAATAATTTCATGTATGGATTACTCAAAGATGGTGGAGTTAAGACTCATATAATTAAAAAATATCTTCCATTGATTAATCAGCAGGTAAATAGATACTTGCAGATCATGGATTTCTATACCAATTTCACATTGGATGAGGAGTTTAATGAAACTATTCAGTCTCCTATCCATGAGGACTTTTCTTATGCTTCTTTCTCTGAAGGAGAGAAGATGAGAATTGACCTAGCACTCTTGTTTACTTGGAGAGAAGTTGCTAGAATGAAGAATTCTGTCAATACTAATCTATTAATATTGGATGAAATATTTGACAGTTCATTGGATGAAATGGGAACCGAATACTTTACCAAGATTATCCGTTTTGTGATTAAGGATGCCAATGTATTTGTCATCTCTCATAAGACTGGTATGGAGGATAAGTTTGCGAACCATATCAAATTTGAAAAAGTAAAAGGATTTAGTAGGATTGCATCATGAAAGTATTAGTTACTGGACATAAAGGGTTTATTGGAAGTCATGTTTATTCCCATTTAGTAAGACTTGGATTTGATGTTACTGGTATAGATTTTCCTGACGATATAGGGGACTTTAAAGGGCCAGAGGGTATGTTTGCTCGTCATTATGATGTTATCATCCATCTAGCGGCATTTGCTGCCCTTAGAGATAGTATTGAGAACCCAGAGAAGTTCTGGGAGAATAATGTAGAGAAGTCTAAACCGATCTTTGATTATTGTAGAGAGAATAATGTCAGAATCCTTTATGCCAGTTCAGCAGGAGCACATGGATGGTGGATGAATCCTTATGCTATTACCAAAAAGGTTAATGAAGTTCAAGCTCCTCCTAATAGTGTAGGAATGCGTTTCTTTAACGTATGGGCAGAAGAAGGTAGTAGAAAGGATATGCTTTATAGAATGCTTCAAGATGATACTGCCAAGTATCTTACAAGGCATAAAAGGGATTGGATTCATGTAAATGATGTTGCTAGTGCAATTGGTTATTTAATTCCTAGTACCTTTATTGGTCATATTGATATAGGGACGGGACAGAAAACTTCTGTATTAGATCTAGCAATGGCAATGGGTATGGGTCATTTACCTATTAAAGAGGACACACCTGGTGAACCAGACAGTTTATGTGCTGACACAAGAAACTTGCGTGATTTGGGATGGTTCCCTACAATAAATATTATGGATCAATTCAAGAACAATGACTCAAGAGAAGTGTGTTCAAGTGGGGAACAATCCAGCAGTTTTAAATGAACCTGATGGTCAGGACAAATATACTGTGTGTCATGGTATGGGTACTGATGAATCAGAAGCATGGGGTGAGAAGGATGAAAGTTCCTAATTGGCAACACCATTCCAGCAAGGAAAGGAAACGAAAACTGAAACCACAAGCACTACGTTCTGCAAGAGAAAGGCGTAGACACTTGATAAACCGTCTGACTGTTAAGAAACAGAGGCGGTTTTCGTGTATTATAGGTATATCAAACGAAAACACAGATGGCAGTACAGCAAGAAATCAAGTCACAACTAGCGAAGTTGCTTGCTACTGAAGATATCGTAGTAGAGCATAAGCACGTTGAGACCGCACAATTTAATGTAGACACTCGTGTATTGATCCTTCCACTTTGGGAGAAGGCAAGCAATTATGTATATGATATGCTTGTTGGTCATGAAGTAGGACACGCACTGTTTACACCCAATGAGGATCCGCCAAAGGATATCCCTCATCAGTTTTTAAACGTATGTGAGGATGCAAGGATTGAGAAATTGATGAAGAGAAAGTATCTCGGAATTGCCAAATCCTTCTATAGGGGATATAATGAGATGTATGAGAATGATTTCTTTGAGTTAGATGGTGAAGATATTAGTAATTTTAATCTTGCTGATCGGGCTAATCTATATTTCAAGATTGGTTCGTTCCTTGATATTCCTTTTTCAGCTCCTGAAGCGGAGATTATCTCTTTAATTTACAATGCCGAGACCTTTACTGACACAATCGCAGCAGCAGAAGCGTTATATAATTTCTGCAAGCAAGAGACGCAACAGAAAACCCAAGAATTTTCAGCAGAGAATCAAGAGGGTGTGGGGGAAGATTTGGTCGATGGACAGCCTCCAGGTAATCCTGCAGATACTGGGGATCTTGATGCTGATATGTCTAGCGATATTGATTCTTCCCTTTCTGACTCTGATAGCAATGCTTCTTTGGAAAGTGGGATCAGTGATCCTTATAATTCTTTTGGGATGGATGATTCTAGCAATTCTCTAGAACCTCAAATTCAAACAGCAGATTCTTTAATGGGTAAGTTAAAGGATCTTAGTGATAATGCAACGTCTGAAAATGTATATGTAGAAATTCCTAAAGTTAATCTTGATAGTGTTATTATATCAAACGAAAAAGTTCATGAAATTTGTGATAATCATTATAGAGCACAAGATGAAAGATATACTGAAGCATTAAAGGTAAGAGGTGGGGATGATGTTCCTGAAGGTCTAGAATACCTTTATCCCCCAACTACTTTTCATTTCCCAGATTCAGAGTATGTTAAATTTAAACGAGATGCCCAGAAAGAGGTTTCTTACCTTGTTAAAGAGTTTGAGTGCAGGAAGTCTGCTGCTGCTTATGCTCGTGCTTCTACTTCTAGAACTGGGGTTTTAGATACAAGAAATCTTCATACCTATAAGTTCAATGAAGATCTATTTAAGAAAATAACTGTTCTTCCTGATGGTAAGAATCATGGTCTAATCTTTATATTAGATTGGTCTGGTTCTATGTGCCATGTTCTTCAAGATACCTTGAAGCAACTTTATAATCTAATTTGGTTTTGTAAGAAAGTTCAGATTCCTTTTGATGTATATGCATTTACTAGTGAGTTCAGAAATAGAAATGATGAAACTTATCGTCAAAGTCATTACGATAAAATGATAAATCAAAAGGTTCAGCATTATGATAGAAAAGAAGGGTTTCTTCATGTAGATAGTGATTTTAATTTACTTCATTTCTTTACTAGTGATTCTAATGCTAAAGTATTAGAGAGTCAGATGATTAATATCTGGAGAACTGCTTTTGCATTTAAGAATCGTACAATTTTTGATTATCCTCATGAGTTAATTCTTTCAGGAACTCCATTAAATGAAACATTAATATCTCTTCATCAGATTATTCCTCAATTCCAAAAGAAGAATAATGTGGAGAAGGTTCAATGTATTATCTTAACAGATGGTGAAGGTGCTCAACTTAATTATAATAAGATGGTTGATCGTCATTGGGAAGATGAACCATTCTTAGGATGTTGTTCTTGTCATGGAGATCGTTCTTTCTTAAGAGATCGTAAATTGGGTAAGACTTATAAGCTTCCGCATGGATATTTTAGGTTTACTGATTCTCTCTTAAATAATCTTAAGGATAGATTTCCAGCAACTAACTTTATTGGAATTCGTGTTCTTGAAGGTCGTGATGCAAGATACTTTATTGGACATTATCACCCTTGGGATGATAAAATAATGAGTGATTGGAAAAAGAATAAAAGTTGCACTATTACTAATTCAGGTTATGATGCATACTTTGGTATTTCTTCTACAGCACTTGCTCAAGATGTTGAATTTGATGTTGATGATGAAGCAACAAAAGCACAGATTAAAAGAGCATTTGTAAAATCTCTTAAGACCAAGAAACTTAATAAAAAAGTTCTTGGTGAATTTATTGAATTGGTGGCTTAATTATTC